TTGCAGACGAAACTCTTATTGCTCCTACCACCCTAATTGATCTTGAAGGGTCCGAACCGTTATTTAAAACAGGCGAAGTTCGCTGGTTTAAAAAGCCACAAGCCGACAAGATCTATGTAGTTGGGCTTGACCCTAGTCTAGGCACCGGAGGTGATCCTGCTGCTATACAGGTATTTGAAGCAAACTCAACGGAACAGATAGCAGAGTGGCGCCATAACCGCACAGATATTCCTACACAAATTAGAATACTAGCTGATATTATTCGACATATAAACGACACAGTTAAAGATGTTAAAAGCATTTATTATTCAGTTGAAAATAATAGCATCGGAGAAGCAGCATTGATTAGTATAGCTGAATACGGTGAAGAAAATATACAAGGATATTTTTTATCAGAATCTGGAAAAAATCGTAAAGGTTTCAATACATCAAACAAACCCAAACTAGCTGCATGTGCAAAGTTCAAGCATTTGTTAGAAAGCAAACGAATGACTATATCTAGTGCAAGTCTTATTACTGAACTTAAAAACTTTGTGGCATCCGGGGTTGGATATGCTGCTAAAATTGGAGAAACCGACGACTTAGTAATGGCAACATTACTAGCAGTTCGTATGTTACAAATATTACAAAGCTATCATACAGAGCTAGACACACAAATGCGTGATCATATTGATAATCTAATAGAACCTCTTCCGATAGTAATGCGATTTTGATATAAATACACATTATGCAAAACTCTGTCAAATCTAAACTATACAACCTACTAATTACTCACGACTACGATCCTGAGATGCAAGATGCCAACGGTTCCGATGTAGAAGATCCCGAAGAAGCAGACATGTTTGTTTTTGATTGGAAAACTCTAAATAAGAATTATGGTACTGTGGTAATTTTAGTTGGCGAAGATAAAAATCTAACAGTATTTTTTGGCGATAATATTGGCCGTAGTATGGAAGGAAATGATAAGTCTGACTGGTATGAATTTTTGCAAGAGATTAAAGAATTCGCAGTGAGAGGTAATTTTCTTGACTTTAATATACAAAACATTAATAGATTAAAATATACCATGCAGGGAATTGCTGCTATAAAAGAAGGGTTGTTTGAGGGTTACTACGGCAATAAAAAGACTAGTTATAGTGATCAACCAAAAGCAGTCAGACTTGTAATTAATCATAGCCGTAATTTAGGTGAAGGTGATAAACGCTTCCGTAACATCGAAAGCTTGTTTGTTGAAACAGCCGACGGTGAAAAGTTTAAAGTTCCTACTAGAAATTTAATGCATGGTAAGCTGTTAGCACGTCATGTTGCCGAAGGCGGTAATCCATATGATGCATTTGGCAATCACATTAACCAAGTTATAAATGAGATGGGTATACTATCTCGATTTGTTCGTGCTGCCCGACACAAACAATTTGGTGGCGAAGCCGGAGAAATGTGCGAAACTGCAATAAAACATTATAGTGATCTCAAAGCCAAAGCCAAGCGCATGATCAGTCATCGAGGTTATCACGAGATGCGTGAATCGTTTGATCCTGCCGAAATTACTGATTCTGAAACAGCAGCAGAAAACATTCGGGATATGTTCTTAGAGCAATCTTTAGACGAAAGAATTGAACAAGCTATCCCAATATTAACTCAAATAGCAGGAAAACATCGTTCTATGAAAGAAGCTGATGAATTTGAATGTTGGGCTAATAATATGACCGAAGGAACTTGGAGTATGCCCGATACTCCAGAATCTCTAGAACGATTAAATTCTATGATTAGTAAACCTTTTCCGGTCGGAGCCGATGCTACTGCTGCTACTGAGCAACTGTACGATATTTTTGGCGACGACGAATTATTTGATCAACTGTCAGATCTTGCCATCCAAGATGCCAATGCCGATGCCAGTCCTTTAATTAGGGCACGAGCAGAAGAATTGGGAATCAATCTTTCTGAGCCTGCCGATGATGAACCAGCTCCGGCTGATACATTAGATTCTGAAACTCCACCTGAACCAACCTCGGAAGATCTTGATACCGACGGAGTTATGATGACCAAGCAAAGTAACATGAGCAGCGAAAGTGTTGAGCGTGTTATAAGATTGGCACAACTGCTTAGATAAATTTGCCTTTTAATGTTGCTATACTAAATACTTTCATGTATACTCAGTGTTAGTATACGTTTGTATGTATATTGTAAATCAACTTTAAAAGGCAACTTAATCATGGCATCATTAGCAGAAATCAGAGCACGTCTAGCAGCAGCAGAATCAAACAAAGGCGGACAATCGTCAAACGGTGGCGATAACGCAATTTACCCACACTGGAATATGGAAGAAGGTGCATCCGCACTACTACGATTCCTTCCTGATGGCAACAACAAAAATACTTTCTTCTGGGTTGAACGAGCAATGATTCGTTTACCTTTCAATGGTGTTAAAGGTGAGATGGACACCAAACAAGTACAAGTACAAGTACCTTGCGTAGAAATGTGGGGCGAAGCATGTCCTATTCTTGCAGAAGTGCGTACTTGGTTCAAGGACAAGAGCCTTGAAGAAATGGGTCGCAAGTACTGGAAGAAGCGTAGCTATGTTTTCCAGGGCTTTGTTCGTGAAAACCCAATGGCAGATGACAAATCTCCAGAAAACCCAATCCGTCGTTTCATCATTGGTCCACAAATCTTTGCAACTATTAAGTCTGCATTGATGGATCCGGAACTTGAAGAAATGCCAACAGACTTGTTGCGTGGTCTGGACTTCCGTGTTGCTAAAACCAGCAAAGGCGGATACGCAGATTACAACACTTCAAAGTGGTCGCGCAAGGAATCGGCCCTAACCGAAGCAGAACAAGCTGCTGTCGACAAACACGGTTTGTTTGATCTTTCAACATTTATGCCTAAAAAGCCAACTGACGTTGAGCTCAAGGTCATGAAAGAAATGTTTGAAGCATCAGTAGATGGTCAACCATACGACACAGAGCGTTGGGGTCAGTACTTCCGTCCAGCAGGCATTCAAGCACCGGCAGGATCAGCTGCACCGGCAGCAGCATCTACTCAGGCAGCCAAGCCAGCACCGGCAGCAGCAGAAGACGATGTTCCATTTGAAGTAGACCAATCTGCAGTGGCATCAGCTCCTGTAGACAAACCTTCGACAACTGGGCAAAATGCACAAGACATTTTAGCAATGATTCGTGCAAGACAGAAGTAATACTAAGTAGAAATACGGATGCTGAAATTCAGCATCCGTTTGAAGTATAACTTATCATCAACATCACATGTATTCAGTATACCAGCATTGGGATCCACTTAAATTCTGTTTGGTAGGAAAAACCTATCCACCGGAGTTTTATAAATGGATTGCAGACTCAACCACTCGTCGGCGATTCGAAAAATTAGCAGAAGAAACTGAAGAAGATTATCAAGGGTTAATTAAATTATTAACCAACCAATTTGGTGTACGAGTTATGCGTCCCGAATTTCCGGAAGATTTATCTTCTTTATACATTGGGGGGAAGTGGGTACAACCGCCGACTGCACCTAGGGATTATTTTTTAATGATCCAAGATAAATTTTGGATTCCTCATTTACCAAATGCCAGTCATGCTTGGTCAGTATTTTATCGACAAAATAAACAATCGTGGTGGCCTGATTTTGTTCGTCCAACAGACTTTTATCAAACATACCCAGAGCATGCAATAGATATCCAAAACAAATTTGATAAATTTAAAGAAATTGATCAATTGCATCTTGATGCCAAGCTAAATTTTTATAACTCTGTGTTCTCAGATATTGAAGTACAAGGAAATCAGATTGTTAAAACAGATTTAGATTTTATCAATGGATGCTTTGTAAGTCGTATTGGCCAGGACTTGTATTTTGCAACACAAACTTATTACGACAATAAACAGGCTATTTTAGAACAAGTAAATCAATTATTTCCTACTACAACAAATCATGTAGTTAATTCAGGAGGTCACGGTGATGCAGTTTACTGCCCAGTAACTCCGGGACTTATTATTAGTCTTAACGATGTACCGACTTATGCTGATACTTTTCCAGGCTGGGAAGTTGTTTACTTACCACCTAGCAATTATGCACATGTACGAGAGTTTGAAGTTAGCATGCGGCGTAATAAAGGTCGTTGGTTTATGCCTGGATTTGAACAAGATAACAACTTAATCAATATGGTAGATCACTATTTTGATGAATGGGTCGGCCAGGTATCTGAGACAGTCTTTGATGTAAATATTCTGATTGTGGATCCAAAAAATATAGTAGTGTCGACCCATAATGATCAAGTCGAGTCGGCATGCGCTAGGCATGGAATAGAAGTACATGTAGTACCTTTTAGACACAAATATTTTTGGGACTGCGGAATTCATTGTATTACTAATGATATTTCTCGAAGTGGCATTTTAGCCAATCATTTTTAATCCTATGCTTATAATTACTGCCAAAGATTATAATTCTGAGATATTAAAAGATATATCAAAAATACCTACTGAATTTTGCCTCGTAGATCATTTAAACGGATTTGATCCAGATAAGAAAAATAAGTTACTAGATCAGATTAACACTCTAGTAGCACAAAATCAAAGAGAAATAACAATTCATGTTAGCTATTTTTTTGACGATCAAATTAAAAAATATTATCCATACTTAAATTTTAAGTATTGTTTTGATAACGAACAACGAATATTTTCACAATTTAATAACTATTCTGTCCATCCAGACATTAAGTTTAAAAACTTTGTCTGCAGCTTTAATAAAGCTGCGCACGTTAGTAGAAAATTGTTAGTGTCAATTATGCAAAAATTTGGATATTTTAATAAAGATTATTGCAGCAAACATTTTTCGTATTCTGAAAATTCGGTAGCAGGCTATATACGAGATTACACAGGTACTAAAGAAAGAATATACAATAAATTTTTTATTTCTAATGACAGCGAAGAATTTTTTCAATCAACTCTGGCATCCGAATATGAATACCAGCATGATCTAAATATAAAATATTTAGAAAATAAAATTACAGAGAGTTTTATTCATATTGTATCTGAAACTATGGCCACTAGCAGTTATCCATACATAACAGATAAATTTTTTTATAGCATTGTAACACGGGGTCTATTTTTAGCGTATGCTCAACCTGGGTGGCACTCATACTTAGAAAATAATTTTGGATTTCAAAAATATAATAAAATATTTGATTATAAGTTTGATAGCATCGAGAATCCTGTAGAACGATTAGTTGAACTTATGTGTATGATATCTAAATTTAAGTTTTTAAGTGCCGACGACTGGCACGACCTATATCGAATAGAGTCGCCTACAATCGAATATAATTACGATCACTATTTTAGTGGACAATATTTGAATAATTTATTAAATCACAATTAACTATCTATTGACAATCGCAATAGATTCATGTACACTTAATTATTAATAACCAAGGAAAAATATGACAAAACCTTATGACTTTTCAAAATTTAGAAAAGAAATCACAAAAAGCATTGATGGACTTTCCATTGGCTTTAATGATCCAACAGATTGGATCAGTACAGGCAACTATGCACTTAACTATCTTATCAGCGGAGACTTTAATAAAGGCGTTCCGCTTGGAAAGGTGACTGTATTTGCTGGAGAATCTGGCGCAGGCAAGTCTTACTTTTGCTCTGGGAATATTATTAAGAACGCACAAGAACAAGGTATCTTTGTTGTGCTAGTCGATAGTGAAAACGCATTAGATGAAAGTTGGATGAAAGCATTAGGCGTAGATACAAGTCCAGAAAAACTACTAAAATTATCAATGTCCATGATCGATGATGTAGCTAAAACAATTGCTACATTTATGAGTGATTATAAAGCATTACCAGACGGCGAGCGTCCAAAAGTATTATTTGTTATTGACAGCTTGGGCATGTTATTAACACCTACCGATGTTAATCAGTTTGAAGCAGGCGAAATGAAAGGTGATCTCGGACGGAAGCCTAAAGCACTAACCGCACTTGTTCGTAACTGTGTAAACATGTTTGGTAACTATAATGTAGGCATGGTCTGTACCAACCACACATACGCAAGTCAGGATATGTTTGATCCAGATGACAAAATCTCGGGTGGTCAAGGCTTCATTTATGCATCAAGCATTGTTGTTGCTATGAAGAAGCTAAAGCTGAAAGAAGATGAGGATGGCAACAAGATCTCTGATGTTATGGGTATCCGAGCCGCTTGCAAAGTAATGAAGACACGCTATGCTAAACCTTTTGAAGGCGTTCAGGTCAAGATTCCTTATGAAACAGGCATGAATCCCTATAGCGGCTTAGTAGATTTGGCCGAAAAGCGTGGACTATTAAAGAAAGACGGAAATAGACTTGCGTTCACTACACCCGACGGAGAAGTTATTAAGCAGTTTCGTAAAGCATGGGAAAGCAATGAAGGCGGCTGTTTGGATACAGTCATGCAAGATTTTGTCAAGCAGACTGAAGCGGTAAGTACACCCGACGTAGTTGAAGAAGGAGAGGAATAAATGTCAGTAGATTTAGCACAAGCAGTATGGGAAGAACTTAAACGCTACATCGGACCGTTGGATAGGACAGAAGCAGCCGATGCCCTGATCAATTTACTTGTAGATAGTAATTTTGATGCCGATGACATCCGCAACTCATTTAGAGGCGATGCTGAAGTCAAGAAAGCATTACAAGGATATCTCGACGATCACGATGACGAAGAAGAAATTGACGACGATGACGATTTTGAGGAAGATGACAACTACGACGACGATTGCTAACTATGTGGTATAATCGAGTAGTATCCGACCTGAGTCGTCTTCCTGATTTTATTTCTCACTACGAAAAAGAACTTGCGACGGCAAAAAAAGAATGTCGGATTGGTGGTTATGTTGAAATTAATATAAAAGAATTACCTGGTATTACTGAGCATCGATTTAATCAGTTGCAAGAAATTGAAGCAGTATTAAATTTTCTAAACATCCGACTTAGAAAGACCCGGCGGACACATTTCCAAAAATACCTTGAAACATATGCCCGTGCATTAACTAGTAGAGATGCTGAAAAATATGTCGACGGAGAGGACGAAGTAATTGATCACGAAACATTGATCAATGAAGTGGCTTTATTACGAAATAGTTACTTAGGTATCTTAAAGGGTCTTGAAAGTAAGAATTTTATGCTGGGTCATATTGTACGACTTAGGGCAGCTGGTATGGAGGATGTGCAAGTATGAACGCACAATTCTTAGAGAACAAAGATAGCCATTCTCATAGTTTGAATACCTTGAATATGCTGTACGAATATGATGATTTTATGGAAAGTATCGGTACTTTAATTGATTTAGGGTGCGGAAGCGGACTTGATTTAGAGTGGTGGGCTACAAGAACAACGCGAGATGATTCTCGTACTCCGTTAAATATCAAATGCCTTGGTGTCGATCTTAATCCAACATTACCAATGGCACATCGTTATCCTAATATACAATATCTTAATCAAGATTTTGAATTGCCAATTAGTATGCATAAGCACACTTACGATGTTGCTTGGTCTCACAATTCTTTTCAATATGTAACTGATCCGTTGGGAACCTTAGCTAAATGGTGGGATATTATCAGCACTGACGGTATGCTAGTTATAATTGTACCGCAGACTACTAATATAGAATTTAATACACAAGCATACGATCAGAGAGATTTTTGCTACTATAATTGGACACTAGTATCATTGATACACGCACTAGCAGTTTCGGGGTTTGATTGTAAAAACGGGTTTTATCTTAAATCAATGATAGATCCGTGGTTACATGTTGTGGTATATAAAAGTGAGCACCGCCCTCTAAATCCAAAAACAACTAGTTGGTATGATTTATCTGAACTCAATCTATTACCTGAGTCAGCAAACGACTCAATACAGAAACACGGATTTCTTAGACAAAGAGATTTAATATTGCCGTGGTTAGATAAAAGTCTAATGACCTTTCAAAATCACTAAAGGATACAATTATATGATCGCTGGAAAAATATGGGGACAAACAGAACTGTTAGAAGCAAACGGTGTGTTAGAGTTTCATCGGATTGAAGCCAAAGCCGGCGGCACTTGTAGTAAACATAAGCACAAGTACAAGTGGAATGGATTCTTTGTTGAATCTGGCAAACTGATTATTCGTGTGTGGAAAAATAACTATGATCTAGTAGACGAAACAGTCTTAACAGCAGGACAATTTACAAAGGTTAGTCCAGGCGAATTTCATCAGTTTGAAGCAGTTGAAGATACAGTAGCATTTGAGTTGTACTGGGCAGAGTTTGATCACAACGATATTGAACGTGAATCAGTTGGGTTTGCTAAGAAGTCTGGCAATAGGTAATCCTGCTGCTATTTCATCTACAGTCCATTCACTATGAGAAATCTCAATAAGCCATTGATCTCGATTGGGCTTATTGGGATTTTCTATTTGCGACAAGTCTAAGTTTGCTACAGGTGCAGCAATACTATCAGGACCCACAAATGCAGGAACGCCAGACATAATGGCCTGACTTCCTGGTCCGCTATTCCAATTCACTACAGCCCAGGCATGTCTCAAGGTCCTATCAAAGTCGTAATCATCGTATGTATTGGATATGTGCATGGGTCGATCAACTATGCAGCCTGGCAATACCACTACTTCTTGTCTGGGATGGCTGCGTATTACTATTGAGCGATCAGTATGCTGCCTTAGTGTACTGACTGTTTGTTTTAACCACGCTTCTGTTGATGGTTGTCCTGTCCATTGCTCGCTGTCGTATCTTTGCACAGCTATCACAACATCGTCACCGGTGGTGCGCCAGGGATCTACTTTTAGATTCAACTGTTGAGGTCGTGCGGGATCAAGATCCTGCTTACTGTATGATTGATTACCAGTTCCGTTGACACCCACTTTCCAAGTATGGCCTCTCTGCAACATACCCACTTCCAACACAATAACTGGCTTGCCTGCTGCTCTAAACTCTTGCCAAACAGCTTGGTTTTGCTTCATACGACCAGCCCATACCACGCTCCATATTACAGCAATATCCGCAGTCATGTCATGGATACTTGTCTGAAATCCCAGTTTCTGTAGGCCTTGCTGAACAGCAGCAAACACAGGCCGACTGTTTAGTGCACCAAAATTATTAAAAAGGCTGATGTTCATTTGAGTTAAATAGTTATATATGTATAATTTAACCTATACAGAAATATAAACAAGGATCTTATGTACAAAGTCAATTCTCTATGGTATTCTGCAGAGCCAGCTGAAGGTTTCTTTAGCACACGGCTGCAGGAAGTTATTGATGTGCATTATCAATATCGTTACAGACATTATGTCTATCACAATATACCGCAAAAGAGAGTTATGATAGACATAGGTGCCAACATTGGCATATATGCAAGACCATCAGCAGAACAGTTTGAGCGTGTAATTTGCTTTGAACCTATTGAAAAAATGTTTCAAGTATTACAAAAAAATCTTGAAGGATACACTAATGTAGAACTGCATTGCTTGGGAATAAGCAATAAAGAACAAACAGTAACATTTGAAGTAAAGCCCCTCGACTGCGGGCATAGCAAACAGGTTGATGTTTTTGTTCCAAGACCAGATCTCGAACAACATACTGCAAAGTTAGTTACATTAGATCAATATCAATTTGAACAGGTAGATTGGATTAAAATTGATGTTGAGGGATTTGAAAATACCGTACTTGAAGGTAGTCGCGATACAATACAACGTAATAGACCGTGGATGCAGATTGAAGATAACGGTCAAAAAGAATATCACAGACAATGGCTCAATGACCTATGCGGTCCGTACATTGATGCACAAGTTAAAAGTAAAAACAATACAATATGGATGCCGCAATGAAATATTCAGTAGTCACTACATTTAACGCCAGCGGATATAATCGATATGCCAGCAAGATGATAGACACATTTTTAAAAAACTGGCCTGAAGAAGTACATCTGTATGTGTACGCAGAAGACTGTACCGTTACTCAGTCTGCGCCTAATCTTACTGTGTACGATTTACATGTACAATGCCCTAGACTATTGGCTTTCAAGGAAAAATATAAAAACGATCCGCGTGCCACAGGACAACTAGGTGTAGGACCTGTTGATAAAAAAGGTAAACAACATGGTCTTGGATTCCGTTGGGACGCTGTACGTTTCAGCAACAAAGTGTATGCCATGTGTGACGCTGCCAGTCGGACTTTAGATACGGTTATCTGGATGGATGCAGACATGGTATGTCATAGCCCAATTACTATAGCAACTATACAACAACTAATACCTGCCGATGCCGGCATTGCATTTCTTGGAAGAGATCGTAAGTTTACAGAAACTGGACTATGGGCAATCAACATGGGCAATAGTGCCAACATACTGTTCATTCAATGGATGCAGGCAGCGTATGACAATGCCGAAACTGGAGTGCTGGCAATGGAAGAGTTCCATGACTGCTGGGTATTTGACCGCACCAGAGAGCGTATTGCTGCTACAGTTCCGGCTTGGACGCAATTAAATTGGAGTGCAAATTTCTCCAAGCAAGGTGAAGGGCATCCACTTATTAATACAGAGTGGGGAAAATATCTAGACCACCTTAAAGGTAATCGCAAAGATTACGGAAAAAGCCTGGAGAAAGATTTAATTAAACCTCGGGCTGAAAGTTACTGGGCTCTAACTTAATTTATTATATTCAGCTTTTGAATGCTTGGCCTTATGGTGAATCAAATACTCGCCGAGTACTGTGTGTCGTAGAGGTGTTTTATATCCTTTCTGAAATCCTGCACATAAATCGTTTACCATAAGTGGCTTTGCTACATTTAATGCAGCTCCAAATACATCGTTGTCGTAAAATCTACGCAGATCTTGATAATCTCTTTCGTAGTATCTTCTGCAGTATTCGTCTCCGAAGTGGTTGAATCTTCCGTGTTGAGTATTGACTGCAAATATTCCTGTTTCAGGAACTAACCAATTGCCAGGTTGTCCGTCCTTGCCTTTGTCGTAGACCACACCCATGTACATGCTCAAATATTCAGGCAGTAACAAATCAGTCAACACAGACAACGGCAGTTTTTTGGCAGTAATCACATCGGCATCAATCCATACTATCCAGTCAGCAGTACTGTGATTCATGGCATGCATAAAACTGTAGGCTTTTTTGGCAAACTTTTTGTCTGACGGCCGTAGTGTTGTATCCGCCTGATATTGAGCATAATCTGGATCTAGCTCAGAAAAATCAATCTGGTTGATTCGTTTACTTCTCGTAGACAGTTTAAATTCCTCTACATAGCAAGTGAGAGTCAGCTCTCGGGGCCAGTACTTGAGGAAACTTGCTACACTGTCCTTGCCAATGAGATCGTAATATCGTTGAT